TTTCCATTTTGCTTGATTTACAGCATATGTTTGACATTCGTAGATATATGATTTAGTCACTCTTTTTCTTTTTTTAGGTTCTTTAGTTTGTTTGAGAGGTTTTACCTCTATTACATATGTTTTTAATTGACCAGTATTTTCTTTTACTTTAATAATAAAATCTGGAAAGTATCTACGGACTCTACCATCAGGAGCACGGTAAGGTATCCAAAATTCTTCACTTCCCCATTCTAAGATATTTTCATTTATATCACACCAATTACAAAACCTTCTTTCCCAAGAACTACGGCAAATAATGTTAGTTATATCACCTTTATATTTCTTAGGTTTCTTAGGTTTAAATATACTTTTAATACTTTCCGCCATTTCTCTTATACATAATATATAAGGTCAAATAGTATTTATAAAATGCCGAGGACATTTAAAGTATCTGACATCAAGGCAAATTTATTAAAACCAGCAACAACTTCTCATTTTGAAGTTAATGTGCCAATTATCACTGCGCTATCTGGAAAATATGATACTTCAAAGCAAAACCAGATTCAATTATTATGTTCGGAAGCATCTTTGCCTGGATCTAATTTAGCAACATTTGATATTAATAATGATCGTATGGGTGTGACGGAAAAGCATGTTCATAGAAGAGTATTTGATGATAGAATAGATTTAACTTTTTATGTTGATGCTGGAGCGTATAAACCAATTACTTTTTTTGAAGATTGGATAAATTTTATCACTAGTCCAGCTGAAGATAGTATACGACTTCCAGGTGTTCCACTTCAGAAGGAAGATAGTAATTATTTTTATAGGATGAGGTATCCTCAAGGTGATAATGGTTATATTGCTAAACAAGGACTAACAGTTACAAAATTTGAGAAAGATCAAGCACTTGGTGGAGGTGGGTTAGAATATAAATTTGTAAATGTATTTCCTTTGGCAATAAATTCTATGCCAGTTTCTTATGATACCTCTTCATTATTAAAATGTACAGTATCAATGAGTTATATAAGGTATATTGTAACTCAGATACCAACAGGTGGAACAGAAAATGATAAAGAATCTATAAGAGAAATGATGAGAGGAAAAAATCCAGATCCCGTTAAGCAATCGCAAATCAATTCTCAAGGTGATATACCAGCAATATCTCCACCCGTATTAATTCCACCTTATATGCCAGAACCTGTACCTCCAGTTCTTATACGACCAAGTATATCAATAGCTTAAATAACCCTACTAAATAAACATACTGAAGTGCTTATAGGACATTATGCCTTTACCAAAAATTGCGACTCCTACTTATGAGTTGGAGTTACCTTCAACAGGACAATCTATTAAATATAGACCATTTCTTGTAAAAGAAGAAAAGGTTCTTGTTATTGCTCTAGAGAGTGAAGATAATAAGCAAATTACTAATGCTATTAAAACAGTTCTTAGAAACTGTATTCTTAGTAAAGGAGTTAAAGTAGAAGATCTTCCTACATTTGATATTGAATATTTGTTTCTTAATATTCGTGGTAAGTCTGTTGGAGAAGATATAGAGGTGAATATAATTTGCCCAGATGATGAAAAAACTCAGGTTCCAGTTACTATTGCTCTAGATGATATTGAAGTTCAAAAGGAGGATAGTCATAGTAATAAAATCAAAGTAGATGAATCTATAATGATGGAAATGAAGTATCCATCACTTGAACAATTTATTAAAAATAATTTTGATTTTAATGATAAAAATGCAATGGATCAGTCATTTGATTTAATTGCCACCTGCATTGACAAGATTTATACTGAAGATGAAGTATGGGCTGCTGCTGATTGTACTAAGAAAGAAATGAAAGATTTCTTAGAACAAATGAATTCTAATCAATTCAAAGAGATTGAATCTTTCTTTGAAACTATGCCTAAATTATCTCATACTATTTCAGTTACTAATCCCAAAACTAAAGTGAAGAGTGATGTGGTATTGGAGGGTTTAGCGTCTTTTTTCGCATAGCCCTACTGCATATGAGTTTAGAAGGATATTTTAGACTCAATTTTGCTTTGATGCAGTATCATAAATATAGTTTGACAGAGATTGAAAACATGATTCCTTGGGAAAGGGATGTTTATGTAGGTCTTCTTCAGGCTCACCTTGAGGAGGAAAAATTAAAGCAACAACAAGCTAATGCCCGATAAAGAACTCTTAGGTAAAGAGAATAAAAATTTATTAGAGATTCTTAAAACCATACAGCAATATGGTATGGGAGCTTTGTCTCAAAAAGAGACTAAACAATTTCTTGATGCAGATATACAGGGTGATTTAGATAAGGAAATTAAATATAGAGAAGAATTATCTACAGGGGAACGTGATGGAGAATATTTAAGTGCGGAAGAAAGGAAGGCAACAGTAAGAAAAAGGAGGATGAGTGCCTCTAAGTTTTTTGGTAGAGAAGAAAAGAAAACAGGAGGAACTATTAATGAAAAGAACGCTCTTGCTATTAAAAGTAAAAATATAGATCCTAAAAAAATTATTCCAGAATCCTCTAAAGAAGGAGTATTAGCAGAGATTCTTATTGGTGTTAATTCTATTGCTGAAACTTTAAAAGGTCAGAAAAAACAAGATAAGGAACAACAGAATTTTCTACAAAGAATGGTAGAGAGGTTTAGGAGAAGAAAGAAAGAAAATAAATTAGAGTTTAAAATATTAGATGGGATAAAAAATACAGCAACAACATTACTTAAACCATTTAAAAGTGCATGGCAAAAGGTATTTGATTTTATAAAAAATGTTTTACTTGGTAATATCCTTTTTAGAATTCTAAAATGGATGGGTAATGAGAAGAATCAGGGGAAGTTGAATAGTATTATAAAATTCTTTGAAGATTGGTGGCCTGTAATGTTAGGGGCATATTTAATATTTGGTAATGCTTT